TTAGACATGGCTGCGCACTGTGCTGGTGATCACGCCCCAGATCGACAGTTCGTCGCCTTCGAGAATGTAGCGTGCCGGGAACTTGGGGTTTTCGGAAAGCAGGACCACCTCCCGGCCGCGCTTGCATAGGCGCTTGCACACAGGCTCGTTGTTCAGCAACGCCACGACCACATGCCCATGGATCGGCTCAATGGCACGGTCTACCACGGCCAGGTCACCATCGAAGATCCCGACGCCCTGCATGCTCTCACCGGTGATCGCCACCAGGTACACGTGGGGCGCTCGGATATTCAGGACCTCATCCAATGAGATGTGCTGCTCGATGTGGTCCGCTGCCGGCGAAGGAAAACCGGCCGGAACCTGGAACGAGCACAACGGCAACTTTTCGCCTACCTCAGCGATGGGACCTAGAATGGTGAAGCTCATGATGCGGCCTTTTACATTTACTGTATGAATGTACAGTTAACTTTGTAGGACGCTTGCGGTCAATTTTTCTGTAGGGGATTTCGACAAGCGGAGAGGTGCGTATGTGTGGGCGATTCGTGCAGTACGAAGGGATGGCGATCTTCATTGAAGAGTTGAGCCCGCAGATAAAGCTCTTCAGCGGGTATGACGCTCAGCCTATTGATCGCTACAACGTCGCACCGTCGACGCGGGTGCAGCTTCTACACACTTTAGAGGATGGGCTGCATATCGATGCAGTGAAATGGGGATGGGCGCCGTTCTGGGCGAAGGGAAAACGTCCGGATCCGATTAACGCTAGGGTCGAGACGGTCACCACCGGGAAGTTCTTCAAACAGCTCTGGCCGAATGGCCGGGCCATTGTGCCCAGTGAAGGCTGGTATGAATGGGTAAAAGATCCGGATGATCCGAAGAAGAAGCAGCCCTACTTCATCCGACTGAAGAGCCGGCGTCCGATGTTCTTCGGAGCGCTTGCCCAAGTAAATCCTGGGTTGGAGCCTCATGAAGGCGATGGTTTTGTCATCATCACCGCCGCAAGCGATCAGGGCATGGTCGATATCCACGACCGGCGCCCTTTGGTGCTGACGCCAGAGCATGCCAACGAGTGGCTTGATCCCGGCATAACTCCATCGCGAGCGAAGGAGATTGCAAAGGAACTGTGCCAACCCACGGAAGAGCTTGAATGGTTTCCCGTAGGCAAGGACGTAGGGAATATTAGAAATCAGGGGCCTGAACTGATTGAGCCAGAAAGGTCAGCTCAGGTACCACATCACGAAGGCGACTGCAGAGATCCACACCAGGGTAAGCAGAAATGAAAGACCCGCGAGTTGCTTATCCATCCGCTACCCAATGTGAGGTTAAAAGAAGTACGAGCTACCGGGGCAACTTTAGTTCAGTGGGGGCAACGCGCCACCGTTCAAAACGGCGGCGCCTATCAGAACAGCCCACCCAACGCTGCCGGCTCCCAATTCATGATTACCAACTCACCGCTGATCTCGGCTTTGCCTTGGCGCTGGTTAGCTGTGCTGTATCGGATATCTAGCGTCTCGAAGTGAAAGCCTTCAAACACCCGTCGGATATCGGGATGGTCATTGATGCTGACCATAACCTTGCCCTTGCAGCGCCGCATGAAGTCGGCCATTCGCTCGTAGTTTTCAAAAGGAAAGTCGACGCCATAGCCTGCGGTTTGCCAGTAAGGCGGGTCCATGTAATGGAACGTGTGCGGTCGGTCGTAACGTTCAGCGCAATCAATCCAGGGGAGATTCTCAACATAGGTGCCGGACAGGCGCTGCCATGCGGCAGAGAGGTTCTCCTCGATCCGCAGCAGATTGATAGCCGGGCCAGTGGTCGCGGTGCCAAAGGTCTGCCCCGTCACCTTGCCGGCGAAGGCGTGATGCTGCAGGTAGAAAAATCGGGCGGCGCGCTGGATATCGGTAAGGGTTTCAGGGCGGGTCATTTTCTGCCATTCGAACACCTGTCGAGAACTGAGTGCCCATTTGAACTGGCGCACGAATTCTTCTAAGTGGTTCTGCACAACGCGGTAGAGCGTCACCAGGTCGCCGTTGATGTCGTTTAGGACTTCAACCGGGGCGGCCTGGGGACGCATGAAGTAGAGCGCGGCGCCGCCGGCAAAGACTTCGACGTAGCATTCGTGGGGTGGGAAGAGCGGGATAAGGCGGTCGGCCAGGCGGCGTTTGCCGCCCATCCATGGGACGATGGGTGTAGACATAGAAGCAAGACCTTTGCTGTATGGATAAACAGTGCTAGGCTCGCTCCGCTTTGTGCACGAAGCAGGAGCCTTGGCTGGACTTGCAGGGGTAATCTGCGGGACAGCGATCCATTTAGATGTTGACGCATCTAATTGGATCGCTCTTTTTGTAAATCAAACATATCGTTACATTTCGTTTTTTATCTCTCCCCTAGAAAATTGCATATTCATAACAATCAGCTAGCATCAATACGCCATCACACTAGGAGTATGAAATGTCGAACGGTATATTTTCAGTAAACTTTAGATCGAACCGCCCAGATAATGGCGGCGGCCTTGTAGTAATCAAAAACGGATCAGCTAACGGCGGAGACCCAAACTATCTCTATCAAGGGGCCGTCCCTACCGTTTCAGGACCCTTCACAGGGCAATTCAGAGTCAGCATGTGGCGCGAGGGCAATACTAACGTTACCGGCCTCGATAACTACACATTGAATGCGGCTGGCAATATCGATTATGAAAATGGAACAATCTCATTATCAGGCACTGTAGAGGGCGCACCTCACATAGAAATAACTTTACAAGGAAGTAAGATTGCCCCTGCCGTGTAGTAACTCTCTTCGGCAGATAACCTTTTAAGGTTATCTGCCTTACCAACACTCGACTCACAAGTTGCGGGAAATGTCTCTCGCATAAGCCTGACAGGCCCGCAGGGCGATCAATCCTCGGTCGCCGGCACCGGTGATTCCGATAATTCGTAGAGAATGCGCTGGGTCAAGTTGGGCTCTTGTGGGGCCATGAACCACGCGGCCGGTGGCGGTGGTGGTTGGCACTGAACAGCGGCTGGTGGCGTCGGTGGCGGCGAGAACGACTGACAGCCGCAGATCAGCAGTAGCCAGGCGATCACGCAGACGAGCCTGCTTGGTTTGCTCATCGGTCAATTCCTTGTAGTGGGTTTCATCTTTGTTCCGCAGGCGCTGCTCAAGGGCGAGGTGCTTGTCCTGTTCTTTGCGCTGCTGGGCGGCAGCCGCTCGGGATAACTCGCCGAGGGTGTCGGCGTGTAGCCTGGCCTGGCGCTCCAACTGCTGGCCGTAGCGCCAACCTTGAGCGGTCCAGGCGAAGGCAGCAGATCCGGCCACCACCGTCACCATCAACGCGCCGACTGCGGCGAGCCGGTATGGCATGGGGATCAGGTCGAAGAGACGCATAACACCGCCCTCGCCCTGGCCCACAGCTGCAGCCGATCCTCCAGGCCATTGAGGCCCCCATTGATCCGCCGGGTGATGGTGGTGAACTGCTCCTGATCCGCGAGCACATTCAATCCATTCACCGACCAGAACCACGCGGCCGACTCAGCGGCCCATTGCGGCAATTCAAGCAGCTCCGGCGTGCGCAGCAATCGCTCATCACCAAACAACGCCAGGCTGCAGCGCAGGTAGTTGTCGTGCCCGGTGACCTGGATAAGCCCACGACCGCGATAGCGTTGGCCGTCACCGTCGGCGGTCGGAGTGTTGCCAAGCCTGGTTGCCAGCGGACCGGTGTCGTACTTGCTGAGGTATTGATCGCTCCCCAGTTCACGCACGTACTGCAGCTGGCCGGACTCGTGCCCAACCTGGGCAAGGAAGGCCGCCTGGCGCTTCGGTGTATCGATCCTGCGGTTGGTCATGGCCGCGTTTAGGGCGGATACAAAAACGCCCGCTTGGCGGCGGGCGTTGGGCATGATGCGTTGGAGCTGTGCTTCGGTTAGTCCCATGATTTTCTCCAGACGAAAAAAACCCGGCAAGTGCCGGGTTTGGTTACAGATGTTTGTCAGCCGTTAGAGGGGTGCAGTAATTGCTTCAGCCTCGGGGCAAGAATCGTTCGTCCTACGTACAAGGACGCCGAAGGGGTCAGGTGACCGTAATCCACCGCCATTAGCGACTTTCCATCATCGACCTTGGCCAAACAGGCCAAGCCTTTACATACACCGCCGATAACAGAAATATAGTCGATCACACTCGAATCGAGTTTTTCCTTGAGCAATGCGTCAGTTTTGAGGATCCGTTGATCCAGCCCCTGATCGACGATCTGACTGTCAGCAGAATTCCAATGACGCTTAGTGATCACCAGTGGCAATGACGGTTGCCATTGCGGTACCGGCCCAACCAGCACGACCTCTTTGACTCCCAGCGTCTTTAGATGCCGAGCAATTTCATTCCAATCCGTAAGCTCGTGAGAATTCTGTTGAGCCATCACGACCATCTCAGGTTGGATCCGAGCAATTTCCTGCAATGCAAAGGCATTGGATGCATTACAGGTAGCTTGGAACGCCACAGGAGACTTGTTCTGACCTAGGGTTGCTCCACAAGCAGATGAGGTGACTTGATAGAAAGGAACACCGGCAGGCAAATTGCTCCGAATTCCGAATGAAAGTGCTTCAGCGTGCGAGTCGCCCCAAAGAAAAACACCCCCCATCCCCTTCTTTTCAGTGCAAGACGCGTCAATATTTTTAGCACCGGTAGCGGCAAAAACCTCATAAGAATTACATTTAAGCCAGTATGCTTCACCAAGATTTTTATGCAGCGCTGCATAACTATCCACGAATCTTGTTTTCTCAGTGATGCTCTCACCTCTTATATCCGAGTTGAGGCCATTGGATTTAAAAACTAAAACACTGAGTAACACGAGACTTACGAAACCGCCACACCAAGCCAAAGAACGAGCGCCACTCTTAGGCTTACCCCTCTTACGCTCAATTAATGCATAGGATGCATAACCGAACACCAGTGAAATAACAATACCTATCAAGGCGCTGAAAAAGCCATCGAGCTGCCCCGAATAAGTCATGTAGACCATGACAGGCCAGTGCCAAATGTAAATCGAGTACGAGTACAAGCCTACACGCTGAAACACCCAATTGCCGGTCAACCGAGAATTCTGTCTATTGGCGAGGATTACCATCAGCGTTCCCATGACCGGCATGAGCGCGTAATAACCGGGCCACACCACAGTTTTCGATATCACGATATAGCCAGACAGGATTAGCACTAACCCTGCCCATTCGAGGATACGGCTTTTCGCTTTGTTCAATGCGAGAGGGAAAAGGAAGGCAAGGCCACCGGCGCAAAGCTCCCAGGCGCGGGCTTTCAGCAGATAAAACGCTTGTTCTGGGTACTGTGGAGAAAGTATGAGCGAGTAAATAAAACCAATCAAAACCGCCGCCAGCACAAACCAACGGATAGCCCTAAGTCCAAATACTTTCCTCAGGACCAGTAGCACAATTGGATAGATAATATAGAACTGCCACTCAACAGAAAGCGACCAGGTGTGAAGCAGCCAATTCTCGTTAGTGCTTGCGGCAAAATACCCTACCTCTTTCAGATAAACAGTATTCGAGTAAAACCCAAGACTACTATAAACATGCTGCGCCATTTGCTTGTATTCGGTCGCTAACAAGTTAAACCAACCAAACACCATTAACGCAAAACACATAACAGCTAGTACGGGAATGATCCGCTTAGCCCGCGCAATATAGAAACGAATCAAACTGAAATCATCGCCACTCAACCCACGGCAAATAATCGCCGTCATCAAATAGCCGGAGATAACAAAGAACACATCTACCCCAGCAAACCCGCCCGGCAGCCATAACGCATTGAAGTGGTAAATAACAACAGCCAGTACAGCTAGCGCTCTTAAACCATTTATATCTTTTCTAAAATCCATTATTCGCTATCCGATGACTGTCTTTTAACGAGGCATATGACTTGATATTTTGGGGGTGACGGCTGACTCCCAAACTCGTCACGGGCCAGATATTACAGGATTTCTATCTAATTGAGCCTCGCACTCATCAAAGCTGCATCACTTTGACTTCTTTTGGCTTTTTCTTTTTCTTGCTTGCAGCCTTAGCCTTGCCCTTCTTACCTGCGTTGCATTCCACTGTGGTACTCCAGCCAGACTGGGTGAACACCTGCTCTACCGAGTCCACTAGGAACTCCCCGTCCAACCCTTCCTTGAAACCCTGCGCATTTACCTGTCGTTCAGCATAGAGATCCGTACGCCCTAGCATCTCCAAACGTACCTCAGCGGTCGAGCGATTGAATGCGGCGAGCCGGGCTTTGGCTGCCTGCTCAGCGGCGGATTTGTTGGGATGGATATGTCGGTCGGTATGCACCGGGGGCAACCCTACAGGTGCGTCATCGTTGTCCAGAGTCAGGTTCACCAGCTCTCCGGTTTTCTTGTCCTGATACCTGGCTTTGACTGCCTTTTGAGTGGTGCGGTCGGTAAAGCGGAATTGCCAGCGGCTGACGTCACTGCGTCGGATGGTGATCGCTGGCAAATTCTTGCCACTGGCGGTCTGCCCACTCTGACGTGGCAGTACCAGCAGCTTGCTGTCGGCCACCTTGGCGGTACAGTCGTGATCCTTGGCGAGCCGGGTGATGAAGTTATAGTCAGACTCGTTCATCTGATCGGCCCGAGGAACTACAGTTGCTACTGGGCATTCATGCTTCCATCCATTACGTGCGGCAATATCAATGACGATCTTGGACAGCGGCACATTTTCCCAACTGCTGCTGCGGGTGGTCTTGCCACTGCCGCGCATGTCGCTGGCTTTACCGCGAATGACCAGGGTATCCGGCGGACCGGAGACCTCGATGTCATCCACGGTGTAACGCCCAAGACGTGCCAGCGCTTTGCTGTCGTAGCCAAGATAGATCTCGACCCCGGCGCCCTTCTTGGGGAGCGCGACGGCGCCGTCACGGTCATCAATACGTAATTCGAACTCGTCCGACTCCATACCAGGTTTGTCGAGCGTGCGCAGTAACAGCAGACGGTCGTTGATCAAGGCTGTGATGTCGTTGCCATCAGCGACAATTCGAAAGATTGGCTTCATGGTTGGTCCTCTAAATTCAATCCCACAGCTGCACCTGTTCGACCGCCTTTTGTTCAATGTCAGGGAAGGTTATTAGCAGCCCGGTGCGCAACGGTTGTGGTTCATCCGCTAACAACCGATTGGCCGCCAGCACCGCCTCGACCGTGCCATTGAGGTGGCCGTAATGCTGGTAACACAAGGTATCGAGCAGGTCGCCGTCAGACGTTCTGCATATCATCGCCATAGCGAGTGAACTCCAAACTAAAGGTTTGCTTGCGCGGGATCCCGCCGGCCAGCAGCGCGCCCTGCTCTTCCTCTACGCTGCCCAGGCACCAAGTGCCGAGGACAACGCCGTACCCCGTAGTGAGGTTCAACGGCAACAGTTGCCCGCCGATGGAGCGCAGAGTGTCGAGCTGCTTGAGGCCTCCCTTGAAGGCGGGGAAAATTGCGCCCTTGAGGCTGAGCTTATCCTCGCCGATACCCACAGCCTGCTGTGCTGGCCGACGACTGAGGCGCTCTTGTGAGGCCCAGCGGAATTGTGTTTGCCGGCGTAGTTCGTCGAAGGCCGCCGTGTCCAGGTTGAAGTAGAAAGGCTGGGCATTGGCTTGCAGCGGCTGCAGGATCAGCAAGTGGGGAAACGGTTTGACCGCTTCCGCCATGGGCGTTGCACTCGGTGCCAAGGCGCTGGTGGGCAAGATGTTCGCCAGGCGCGGGCTGACCTTGCCCGCGATCTGGTTGATTGCCGTGCTGGCCCGAGCGGCTTGTTCCTTCAAAGTGACCACACGTTCATCAATCGCCGACATCGCGCGCGTTGCTTTGCTGTAGGTCGACAAAACAGTGCCAACCTTGGATTGCGCCGCATTGATACCACGCATCACCCGTTGCAGCTTTTCCCCTACAGCGGGTGGTACGCCTGGAATGCTCGACAGCTCATCAGCTGCCCCTGTGATTTCACCAATGGCACCGTTCACCGGGCCGATCATATCGTCGATGCTATGCCGCCCGGCCTCTCCTGCCTGGACCAGGGATGTGAAGCCGGATTGCAGCTGCTCCATGTAAGCCATGACAACTCCTTAAACGTGGGGGGCATCGAACAGGTTGCGCCTCGCCTGCTCGCGGCTGAACTCCTCAAACAGCTGACGCATGTACGGCATCATTTCCTGAGCCAATTGCCGTGGGTCCTTGACGTCACCCTGCACCGTCACCGGCATGGTTGGGGCGAACGTCCAGGCCTGCTCAACGCGAGCGGGATCCGGCTTCGCGGCGGCGCTGGCGCTGAGCAGTGCAGGCACTGCTGCGGCTGATGGAGCAGTCGCCAACGAACGGGCAACGTCCCCCATCAATGGGCCTGTAGCCGGGGTCGGGGCCAACTGAGTAAACCGTGAAATACCTGGCCCGGCGGGCTTCGGCAGCAGCAACGGCGAGGGCTGGGCCAGGCGTTCTATCGGCTTGTCCGGCTCACCGAATGCAGCCTTGCCCACTGCACTGCCCAGCTCGCCGCCGCCCCAGCTACCGAGAAACCCGCCAATCAGCCCGCCGACGACGGTGCCGATCACCGGTACCACAGAACCAATCGCGGCACCCGCTGCAGCACCGGCCAGCGTGCCGGCCAAAGTACCGGCGGCGTTGCCATAGCCTTCGGCTTTTTCGTCGCGAGTCTCCGCGTTTTGATAGGTATCGGCCGCGATCAACCCTGCCTCAATCAGCGCCATGGGAGCGCCAACCTTGGCGAACCCGAGGCCCTTGCCCATCACGGCCTTAGGTGCAAATCGATTGGCAGCAGCTGCGGCCGGGGGTGCTGAAGCCAGACTAGGGATAGATCCTCGACCACCGCGACCACGTTTGCCCTTGCCACGGCGACGCTTTCCATCGCCGACATCCACCCCACCCGCACCGCTGGAAGGGTTGGTGACGAACACCCGCTGGATCACGTTCGGGTTGCCCATCAAAGAGCCACGCCCAACATTGAGCAAACCTTTGCCAATCTTGATCGCGTTGATCGCAGCACCCAGGCCGACAACACCGGCCGCCAATACCGTCGCCCCGCTGATGACAGTTGGAAACTTCCCAGCCAACTCCCCCAGCCCGTACGCCACCTTCGCCAATCCATCCGCAGCCAGGTCAGTCAGCGGCCGCACCGCATCGCCAATACGCGTCATCGACGATTCAATGCCAGCCGTCGCGCTTGCCCACTTCCGGTTGGACGTCTCACGCGCCTTCGCCGCATCCGCCTCAATCTTGGCCTTGCCATCCGTATCCTTGATCGTCGCCATATCAGCCTTGATCTTGTCGCCGTATTTTATCTGCGCGAGCAAACCCGCACTGGCGCTCTGATCGCTGACGATGTTCGCCAGCCCGGCAGCCTCAGTCAGGGCGATCATGGCCTGCTCTTCCTCGGCACTGCCATCCGCCGACGCTTTGATCTTGGCCTTGAGCGCCTCGATTTTCTTGGCTTTAGCGGGGTCCTGCTTTCTGATCAACTGCTCGCTGAGCATGATGAACGCATCGACCGGGTTCGCCGCCTTGCCGCTTTTGGTCGCGGCGAGGATTGAGCCGGCCAGGTCGTACCCTTCCTTGGCAAACCGTTCCTGGCTGGTGCTGCTGATCACGGCGTTGAGCAAGTTGTTCATGTTGGTCGCCGCTGCCGCCGCGTCCTGGGTTTGCGAGAACTGCGACTGCAGGCTTGCTCCCAGGAAACGCACGGCCTCAGGCCCTTCCATGCCGAGGCGCTTGATGTTGCCGAGCATCGCCGGCAGGTACCGCGCCATTTCCTTCGGCCCAAATGCGCCGATATCTCCAGCCGCTGCAACCTGGCCCAGCATCGCTGCCATGTCGCCTTGCTTGACCCCGGCCTCTTTGAAGGAGTTGATCAGGGTCGCGATGGTTTCAGGCTCCATACCCTGGCCGTCGATCAGGTCGGCGATCTGCCCGGCATAGGCGGTGGCCACGTCCCAATCAACACCTTTTTCGATCAACGCACCGACCGACTTCGCCAGCAGTTGCTGGCTCATGCCCTTCTCTGCCGCGACTTTGCTGATGCTCGCCGCCAGCTCGGCCTCATCGCCGGTACCGGCAGTGTGGGCCCATAACGACATCTGGCGGACCTGCGCCTGGTAATCGCCGGAGACCTTGGTCGGAATCGCTAACGATGCGGTAAGCGCCGCCGCTTTGCCGAGGGAACTCTTCATCCCCTCTTTACCCTGCTGGATCTGCGCATGACCCAGCGCCTTGAGTTCGGCGCCCCGCGCTACCTGGCCGAGGGCTTGGTATTCCTTGCGCAGTTTGCCGACTTCAATGCCCTGCTCTCTCAAGGTTTTGAGGTTACCCTCCAGCTTTTTCAGCAGGTCACCAGCCGAGGCGGCACCGGTATCGTGGGCCTTTTTCCATTCGTCCCGCAGGCGGATGGTGTCGCCGATGGTGCTTTGCAGTACGCGGGCTTTGGTGCCAGTTTCGCCAAGCTTTTTGATGCGGCCTTCAACATCCTTGAAGGCCGCGCCTACCGTGGAGCTGACGACGCCGCCGATAACCAGGCCGAGCGACAGGTTATTTGCCATGGGATTACTCCGGGCCGGGATGCGGGGCTCAGTCCGTGAGCCACCAGATCATCGTGGAAAAGGGCATGGTCTCGACTTCGCTAGCTGAAAAAGAGAATTCCACAGCCAAGCGTTTCGCGACCTTCTTCTGCAGTTCGGCGCTAAATCCCGTCGTCCTGCACCAGGCGAAAATAGGCGGCCTGCAACCGCTGGTAATCCGTCAGTTTGAGCCCCTCCAGATCCTTGGTGCCGGCTTCGGAGAGCGAGGCGAAAAGGTGCATCTCGCGCAGTTCGTCATCGCCGCCACTGGTGGCATTGGCGGCGCGCACTTCGCGCACGGTAGGAGAGCGCAGGGTCAGGCGGTCGACCATCACGCCGTTAATCTCGCTCGACCGAGACAGCGTAATGGCGGCGCTCTCGGCGGTGACGGTCAGCCAGGTAGGCAGTTTTTTCAGTGTGCTCATGATGAAAGGCTTCCTTACATACCCAGGTCGCGGCGGACGCTGGCGAGTTGATCGACACCGTTGATAACCCGGACGCAGTTGATTGGATCGATTTCGAACATTACCCGGCCCGCGACCTCCAGCTTGTAGTAGCTGCAGGCCACGGCGTACTTGAACTCGGCAGCTTCACCGGCCGTCCAATCGCCAGGATCTACCTCTTTGAGCATGCCTCTGACAGTGGCGACAACACCCGTGGTCGCGCCTTTCTGGCCCTTGAAGGAACCACGGAACACTGCGTTGAATGCAGTCTGATCGGCCAGGCCGTAAAACTTCATGGCCTCAGGGCGCACGCCTTTACCGGCGAAACTGGCCTCAAGTTTTTCCATGCCCTGATCCATCTCCACCGGGGCATCCATGCCCCCTGCGCGATGCTCCTCGGTTTTCAGGGTCATCTTGGGTAGCGTGAAGCTGGTGATATCCCCGGCAAAGCTGACGCCATCGATATGGGCGTTCATGTTGTAGAGCGTTTGCGGAACCATCGGGCGTTCTCCTTAAGTGTTGGTGTCGAGGACTTCGGTCAGCCACTGGTTGGTGACCTCGACCCGGAAGTTAGGGTTTTCTGCCGGTGGCACGTCGGTGAAGCGGATGTTCCAGTACACCTTGCCCTGCTCCAGCTGGCTGGCCGTGTTCAACACCGGATCGGCGAACACCTCGAAGTTGATCACCGCGCCCTGGTTCTTCAGATCACGCATGAAGTTCGCGAGGCCCTCGGTCACGTCGCTGACATAGGTCTTGGTGATTGAGCGGTCCACCGCCCATTTGTGGCCGTAGAGGATCGCGTCCATGACGATGTCCATGGTCCGCACACGGGTGACAAACGCCCACTTCGGATCGCTGGAACAGGTGCGATTGCCCCACAGGCGGTAGCCGTCATCGCGGATGATCGTGGTGATCTGCGCGTTGTTGAGCAGGTTGGCGCGGCAGGTTTCGTCGCCATCCAAGAACTCTATGGGACGGCAGGTGCCGGTGACGCCGACAAACTCTTTGTTCGACGGCGAGGCCCAGAAGCCGTATTCCGAATCGGTCCAGGCGAAGAGCCCGGCGACCCAGGCGGAACTCGGTGCATCGACAGTGGCACTGAGTGCGGTGTCCCAATACTGCACACCAGGGTCGACCAGGAATACGCGCTTACTGCCGAAGTTTTCGCGGTATTCCATCGCGGCTTCGTCGGTGGTGTTGGGCCCGTCGATGATGGCGAGGGCACGTAGTTTTTCGCTCAAAGCCACCAGCGCCGTAGCGGCGGGCAAGGTCGCGGTGTGCTTGGGCGCGGCCAGCAAACGCGGCTGAGCGTTGAAGCGGCTCTTGCCATCCAGCAGCGCCTGCATGCCGGTACGGGTGCCGTTTGCCAACACGCCGCCGATGATGGCCGAGGTTTGCGCTGCAGCGTCTGCCAGCTTCTCCACACCACAGGCAACGATCACCGCCTTGGAGCGAACGTAGATAGCCTTGATCGCCTTGGTGATCGCAGCATCTGCGCCCCAGGCGGCGATGGCTTCGCTTTCGCGGGTGATCAGCAGCAGTTGATTGGGCAAGGCACTGGCAGCGGGGCCAGGGGTGAAGGTGTCGCAAAGCCCGATGATGGAAGACGACGGCACAGCGATAGGCCGCGTGCCGGTGTCGACGTTGGTCACCGTGACGCCGTGAAAAAATCCACCTGCATTACTCATAGTTGAACTCCAGAAACAACAAAACCCCGCCAGGGCGAGGTTTGTGTTGGGGGGGCGGAAAATGCTTTGAAGAGCCTTTTGGCCGAGGGTGAATGTCAGTGCAATCTGTGAAATCGCTTTCAGGTAGGCCAGCCCTGGGTCAGCATGTCTTCCGCATAGCTACCTTCGGCTAAAGCCTCCAATAGCTGACTCTCTCGGTCAAAACACGCTTGGACGTGGGTTCGAACCGCTGCTGCGATATCTATGAGTTGCTGAGCATTTAGCTCAACAGGACCATTCAACGCCTTCCAGGTGCAGCGATAGGTAGGGTCAACGACTGCAGATAGAGCGGCACCAGTAATCAGAATTTGACCGTCACGTCCGGTGTCGATGGCTATATCTCCAAATCGAATACCTGCCGTTTCGTAACGAAAACGTGCAGCTGAAATACGCTGAGAGTGATTCACCTCTCTATCCGATTTCTGAAGACCGTCCTTGGGCGTCCATGTCCAGATGGAGTCAACGAAAGCATTAACTTGCTGCCATTGTTCTTCATTGATCTCTATTGCACGTTTGGGGATGTCATGAACGCCATGAATCAACAGGCTTTTGAGGACACCAGCATCAGAGAAAACTGCGTATTTTTTAGCCATGTCAACGCCCCAGCGCAATCCAGAAAAAGTTGTACGGACCGTTCGTTGCCGTATAGCTAATGATCATCGACTCTCGCCCTAGCGACTGGACGTTAGCGGCGGCAGAGCTGACATTGCCGCCAACAATCGAGTTAGGCCAAGCTCCTGCGATATAAGCCTCAGTGGGAAAAGGTACGGTAAAAGCAGAGGCCGCTCCCGAGGAAAACAGCCTACTCCCCCACATCAAAACCCACCCACCTAACCAAGAAGGGAAGAAAACGTAACCGTTCGGTGCAATAAGAAGCTGGCACCCCGCTCGCATTTTTTTTGGAGTAACAAAGCTTTCGTCATCCAAACCCGCGTTCACCTGTAGCTGCGTTGCGACTCTGGCTAAACCCAGCGCTGCCTCAGTTGCTTGGACTAACAACTTCTTCAAGCAACGGGCAAGCTTCAACGGTGTAACTGTCCTTGCGTCAGTTGTGCCTTGCGCCACATCTTCGTCCGTTGCGTTAGCTTGGATGCCGGAGGTGGACTCTGTGGCTTCAACAATGTGTTTCTTAAAGAACTGAAAAATCCGAAGGATCGTCGCTGGCTTGGAATTATCAAAATCCGCATCTGCTTCCGCGTCCTTTTGACTGGCAGGCACAATTTCGTATTCAGCCAGCGTGGTTGGAGAAGTGCCCGCCAGCACGCGGCCAAATTTATCAACCGTAACACTTCGATAGGTACCAACCCCTTCTTTTGCTGTTGCGGAAAGCAACTCGAAATTCAGAGCGGTGACGCCCAGCACGATGGCTGTGTCGTTGGTCAGCGTCCACACCGTATCCGCATAAACGTTTCCACGCTCCACAGCGACGGTCAGTGCCGAAGTTACCTTCGCACTGCTATCCGCGTCAGGCGCACGCGACCAGGCACCGCTAGCCACAATGTAGATACCGTTAAGGTTCGCTTGTGCCTGCTTCCTGACTAACACACGCCAGCCCGGCTCAACAGGAACACCGTCAAGCACCTGCGTGCCGCTGAGAGTGATATCGGCAATGCTAGCCGCGACCACGGACTGTTTGTTATCCAGCTTGCCAAGCTCGTCAATCACCTTGAGGTCAACGTACTCGCGAGTAGCGAGGACTACGGCAGGGTCTATCTTCAGCACGATATTGTTGGTGCTGGAAACAATGAAGTTCATCCGCACAATCTGCGTGCGGCCTGACCCCTGGTCCAGCGCCGGCTTAAAGCTCGGCGCACAGTTCGATACCGCGACCAGGTCGCCGTCCGAATCGTATAAACCGATCTCGCGAATCCACCAGCCACCGACATCGGCCGGGATCACTTGCTCGGCAATAATCACCGCCGAATTCACCGGATCGACACGCAGCTGATTCAGCGGCGCCCGGCGCTGTTCGTTGATCAGCTTGGTCTGAGTCGCGCTGGGGATCGGATCAGTGCCATTGGCGTCGCCAACCCCCAACGCGGTGAGGTTCCAGGGAATGCCCAAGGCATTGGCGTTCGCCAGCTTCGCGGCCCCCACGCTGGTGAGGATCGCCATAAATTGCGAGTTGCGGTCAATCATGGGTAAACATCCAGAGTGTCTATGCTGTGTTCGCGCCCGACCACGCCGATGTAGCCGGTGACTTCGATGTCACGTTGCACGGGTGGGTAGACGTCGATTACGTCGCCTTCATAGAGGGCGACACCGATGTTCATGGTGCCTTGGGTTTCCAGGCTGATCGCCAGGCCGGTCAAGGGACGGCTGACAGGCTTGGCGTCGTCGATCAGGCGCTCCAGCTCCAGGTACATCTCTTCGGTGATGCCGGTGTCCAGCACGCCGACCTTCAAGGCAAAGGTGCCGGGAATGCCCTTGGGCGTGGTCTGCCACCACTCAAGCACTTCGATCAGGTAACCGAGCGGCTCGACCACACGTCGCAGGGCGCCGATGGTGCCCTTGTGCGCGTGCACGTAGAACGCGGAGCGGATGGCTGAGCGCTTGACGGCTTCCGACCACTTGTTGTCCCAGCGGTCGACCGACCAGGTCCAGGCCAGCCACGGCAGCAAATGCGCCGGGCAGGTGTCGGGGTTGTAGAGGTCGCGCAATGGAATCTTGGTTTTCTCAACCAGGGCGGCCTCAATGGCGCGCTCCAGCTGCGTGCTGTTCAGGGGAAGCAAGCTGGTCATTTCGATCCCCCAAGGACGACGCTAAAGCCCGTGCAATACGCCGCTTGGGCTTTGGTGGGTTTCAGGTCGACCCAGTCACGCAGCTCGACCCGGCCGACGCCGCTGATGTGCAGTTGGGCATCGACACCGGACTGAGCAACCTCCAGCGCCAGGCGCTTGCGTGGATTGATCCAGGACGCGAGGCGCTTGGTGGCTTCGGCCAGGATCGCGTCGTTTTCCGGGCCGGCGCCTTGCATGTGCAACACGGCATCAATCCGGTAGTTGAGGATCTCGGCACTCTGCACAATCAGACGGTCGCCCACCGGGCGGATGTCATCGTCGCTGAGTTTGGCGTACACCGCGTCCAGCAGCGGCTGATCGGCCTGGCCGCTACCGATCAGGCTCAATACGGTCACCTCCACAACTGCCGGCGATGGGCTTTCCGCCGTGGCGTCAGCCACCAGCGCCGAGGCGTTGCGCGCATGGAAGATGTAGCTGTTGCGCGGGCCTGCGGTGGTCAGCCCTTCGTAAACCAACTGGATGCGTTCACGCAGGGCGTCGTCCGACTCCTTGACCTCCTCTACCGGCGGCACCGCCAGAAGGTTGGCCGGCTGAATCACCAGGCGCTGGAGTTTGACGTTGGCCGCGAGTTGATCGAGATCCTCCTTCTCGGCGTAGGCCAGCATCAGCGCCTTGGCCGCGTCGTTGACCCGCGCCCGGTTCTGCATCTTGCCGTACGCGCCCAGTTCCACCAGCTTGACCACTGGGTCGCTTTCCAGCGCCGCCGACCAGTTGTCACCCATGTACATTCGGAAAGCGGCGAGCCCCTCTTCGTACAGCGCTTCGTAGTCTAAGGACTCCAACACCTGCGGCGCCGGCAATGCCGATAAATCCACCGTGCTCATGCCGACACCTCCAGCAGCAGGCGTTCGCCTTGATAGTCACCGGTTAATTTGAAGTCGATACGCCCGCCGACAATGGCAACGACCTGCACCTGTTCCAGTTTTAGCCGCGGCTCCCAGCGCCCCAGCGAGCGGGCAACCTCTGCCTGCACCGCGCTCTTCCAACCGGCATTAACTGGCAGGTCGACAAAGCGCCGGATCTGGCTGCCGTACTCCGGGCGCATCCGCCGACTGCCCACGGGCGTGCCGAGAATGTCCCCAATGGACTGTCGGAGATGGTCGTGCCCGGACAACGGTTGGCCGGTGTGGCGATCCATTCCGATCATCGGGATTACTCCTGTACCAGGTCCGGGTGAGCCTTGAGGAAGGCGAGCTGATCATCGGTGGTGGCCGTCACGCGTGCCTTGGTCACTGCCAGGGTGCTGCCATCGGGAAGTACCAGCGTGCGCGAGGTGAAGAGCGTGTCGCGGAAGACGCGGCCAGGCCCCGCTTCGTCCTGGCTGTCGGATTTGGTCTTGCTCATCAACGGAGGCTCCTAAAACGAAAAACCCGCACAGGGCGGGTTGTAATCAGTGTTTGTGGTTCGGCGTGTTGCCACCGACATCGATGACCTGGCCGGCACTGTTGATATCGCCGGTCGTACTCAGCGTGCCGTCAATGGCGACCGCGCCCACCAGGTCAATCGTGCCCGACACCAACCGCATGCTTGCCGGCGTCACTTCCCAGACCGACCCTCCGACCTTGACCGTGACGTTGCCCGCCGGCAGATCGATGGTGTAGCTGCTGGCCTCCCAGTCGTAAACCAGGGAGCCGCCATCATCGAAACGCCAGACTTCGACGTGGTCGCGGTTGTCCGGTTGGGCACCGGCGTTGCCGTACAGGCCGGGGATGAACGTGCCCATCGCCGGCTCGCCGCTGGGACTGATCAACGCGCCCTGCTCTCCCATACTCGGCACCCGCCAGTGGCGTGCCTTGCCAGCCGCCTGGCTATGCCAACGCACCCAGGCACTGGTCCAGTCACCGGACTGCACGCGCAGCATGGCGGTGGTCAGATCCACCGCCACCACGACACAAGGCATCACTGTCGAGGCAATCATCCGGTCATGCTGGGCAACCGCGTAACTCATTGCAGTTCTCCCGGGTTGATTGGGCCAACGCCCGGCCCCAGATCGATGACCAGCGAACCCGGCGGTTCATCCGGCCACGGCCATTCCTCGGCCCCCAGGTAAACCGTCTGGTCCCACTCCACCAGCCAGACGAAATAGCCGTCCAACTCGGGCTTGGTCCAGTCCTGGGTAGACCTCACGAACTCGGCACAGTCGACCTCCAGGCCCCAGCTTTGCGCCCGGAGCAATACCGCTAGCTGAGACGCCAACTGCACCGCCTGACGTTGCGGATCCGCGCTGATCGAATCGACAATAATCCGTGCCTCGAACTTGCAGGTGAGCGCGGTTTCGCCAGTGCCGATTTCCGGTGCCGGTTCCATCTCAGCTATTTCCAGCAGCACCACGGGCGTTGGGATGCTGGTCTCTGCCGACAGATCCGGCCAGAACGACACGCCCTGAATTCCCGGCAAATGCTCCTGCAGGTGCTGCTCGATGGCCTCATATAAACGGTTGAGGCTGAAGGGTTGATCAGACACGGGCGTTCCCCTTGAGGTATTTCTGCAGTTCAAAGTTGAGTTCTTGCTTGAGGATCTCCAGCAAGCGCTCATCGGCACGTTTCACCCAGCTGTCGAAGTGCGGTCGCACCTGGTCCAGCGAAACTTTGGCTTTCGCCAGCGGGAAGCGGTTGTCGTTTTCCGCGATGAAACCAGAGCTGCGCCGCCCCTGCGTGCTGCCTGGGTAGTCCGTGACGTTGAAGTGTTTGCTCGACGTGCGGATCCAGATGTCTGGACCGCTACCGTACACCTGCTTGAAGAACGCACCCTGGTACCGCCGCCCCGCCACAGAAACACCGGAGCGGGTTTGCCGAGCCTTCCCGATCCGGCTGGCCTCAATGGCGTTGACCCCGAACCACAACTTGCCGCGCATCGCCCCGCCGCTGACCGGATAAGCCCGCAGGCGTTGCCGGACGGCGCCGATGGCGATGCGTTCCTGCTTGCCTACGGCCCGGGCAATGTGAGTGCGCAGCCAGCCCAGCGTCTTGTTGATCGCACGGCGTTGAGCTGCTGCGGCCGCCTTGGGCACCAACTGTCCGAACTCACGCAGGGCCTGGGAATGCACCGCCGATGGCTGGATGTTGATCATGCCGCTGTCGCGGGTTTGCTGTACGTGGCTGCCGACGCTCATGGACGCTTCCTCAAGATCAGGGCCACCAGGCCATTACCGTTGGGCTCCAGCTGCAGCAGGTCGTATTCGCCACCACCATCCAAAACCGGTACGTCGACCGTGACCCGCAGTCCTTTGCTGAGGCCTTCCGAATCTTTCACGCGGATCTCAAAGCGAGGCTCGCGTATGGCGGAGTGGACCTTTCCGAACGCAGGTTGCTTCCACGGTGCCGAGAACATGCCCAGCACCGGCTCTGCGCGGCCTTCGATCTGGGCACTGTCGCCCAAGGTGTCGAAGACCACGTCGTCGAGATCATCGATCAGTTCGCGGAAGGCCACGGTCACATCTCCAGCAGGATCTGCGCCCGAGGTCGCGTGCACAGGTGCAGCGGGTTGGACTGGGCCTCACCGGCCACGCCCTTGTTGAACGGCAGCGGCTCGATCTTGCTGTAGTACGGGATGCCCTGTGTGTTGACCGTTTCCATGTAGTCAGCCGGTGCGAAGGACGAGATGTACAGATCAGGGACGCCTTCAGGGATCAGCAGCGCCTTGTCATCGTGAACAAACGCTACGCCGGCAACCTTGCCGCGATAACGCTCCCAGACGATCCCGCCGAACTCGAAGCTTTCACGGGCATCGCCACGCAGAGACGCGGCCTGCATGGTGTTAAGGTAGGTCTCTTTCACCGACTTATGAACAATCAGCTTGTTCCAGAAGTTCTTGCCGCACAAAGCACGGGAGCCAGTGCTGGTGACGCTGCCGAGGGCTTCCTCCTGCATATCCAGCGCTTCACCGCATTTGACCCGCAGTTCGGTATCTGGGCTGTTCAAACCCATCTGCAGCTTCTGGCGATTCACGCCGAAGGACTTGTAGATATCCAGCAGGACAGTCTTGCCATCGGCGTCCAGCACCTGGCCGTTCAACGCGCCCATGCGCTGGAATTCGTGGGTGGCATCTAACTGTCGCCGCGCCTTCGCCAGGCGCTTGTTGACCACGTCCTGCACGGCCTGCAATTCGCTGCGGGTGCCGAAGGCGCGAATACCCTGGATTTCATCGGCCTTGATAGTGAACCGCTCCGGCAGGTGTACGGTGTTGAATGGGATCAGCGTACGTTTGGTCCCGCCAACCACCAGACCCGAGGTGCCGCGCTCACCCGATGGCACCAGGGCCAGAGTGTCGCCGTCCTTCTCGATCTGCACAGTCAGGGTGCTGATGCCTTCTTCGCGGAACAGGCCGAGGCTGCTGATGCGGCCCGGCAGGTATTCTTGTTCGTTGATTGCAGCGGTCAGCGAGGAGACGCTGAACGCATCGTCTTCAAAAATGGCGATATCGGCCATGGGTACTCTCCAGAAACGAAAAATCCCGCACGCGGCGGGATGGATAAGTGAGGTGAGCGTCTTAGCGGACGATCACGAAATGGGACGCGAGGGCCTTTTCTGCGGCCGGGTCGAGGCCGGTCAGGTGGGCCTCGCTGACCTCGGCCAAGCGCACGACAGCACGACCGCGACGAGGAACATCGGACTCGCCCAGCGGGCCGTAGAGGATCGCGATGGCGTTTTCGGTACCGTCCTCAGCGGTTGGCTGATACGGCGCAAATTCGCTGGTGGCGGTGATCAGGCCCAGGATCTGGCCCGGCTCCAGCGCTGCACCAGCCGCGACGTTGATCGCTTCGCGAGAAATGTTGCCAGCGCCTTCGGACAGCAGGAACTCGCCCGCGTGCATCGATTCGGTTTTCATGCTCTTGCTCCTTTCGAGGTTCCGTTTTGTGCTGCCTGACGAGCGGCCCAGACTGCGTGCGTGTCGACCTGTTTGGCCTTGATTGCTGGAGCTGGGTCATCATCCAGCGGTAGGCTGTTGTTGATTTCAAAACCACCGCCGCTGCTCACAAGCTTGTCGAACAGCCGCGCCCTGACGGCCGCTTCATCCAGACCCGCCGCGATAAACTCGCCGGTCAGTTCAGGCAAACGTGCTGCAACACAAAGGCCGTGCATCACTTTGGCTTTAGCCAGCGCCGCCTGGATCACCGCTTCGCTTTCCAGCTTTGTCGTGGCGAGAATCGGGTCCACCAGATTGCTGATGCCCGCTGCCGCACACCCTTGAGTGACCAGCAGCGCCAGGCTGGCTGCATCCAGCACGGGAGGAGGTTCCGGTGGCTCGCTCGGCTCTTGCGGCTCAGCACCCGGTTCATCATCCAGCTGGGCGAGCAACTCAGGCGGGGCGTGCTGGAAACGCTGCAGCACGCTGCCCTGGCCGAGGCAGGCGCTGACCTTCAGGCCGTCGCCCACTTCATCAGCCAGCCCCAACGCCACCGCTTCATTGGCGGTGAGCCAGGTCTCGGCGTTGACCATGCGCCGCAACTCGGCCTCATCGATGTCCGGTGCTTTGGCTTTGTAAGCCGCGATGATCGCTTCCAGGGTCTGGTCCAGCACATCGGCAACACGGCGGAAGTCTTCCGCATCGCCACCGGTAAAGGTGTAGGGGTTGTGGATCATCAGCATGGCGTTGGCCGCGATCACCACCCGGTGAGCGCCGCACACCGCGACACTGGCAGCGCTGGCCGCCAGCGCATCAATACGCCCGGTACAGCGCTCGCCCAATCGCGACAGCGCGTTGTGGATCGCCAGGCCGTCAAACAGATCGCCGCCGATACTGTTGAACGCGACGATCACCGGTGACGCGCCGTCATCCATGGCGCGCAGATCTTGCACAAACTGATTGGCGGTGACGCCCCAGGCGCCGATTTCGCCGTAGACGAATATCTCGATGTTGCGCTGCTCGGCTTCGCCGCTGGCCTGGAAGGTGTACCAGCTTTTATCGGCGACCTTTACCTGCTTGCCCGCCTTGTCATAAACGCGGGGTTTGGCTTTTTTGCTCATGGTTGTTCCTTGTCATCGATCACCTCGATGGCTTCAAGAGTCGTGTAGTTGAGGCCAAGGCCCGTGGCCCTGACGAGATCAGCAGCGTTTTCCGTATCGACCGTTTCCGCGTCGTAGCCGGTGCGCAGCACCATCTCGCTGCGCGAGGCAAAGCCCGCCTGCACTTCCATCCGCCGCGCCTGTACGTCCTGCACCGGCTGAATGTAGGCCCAGCCTTGCGGCACCCAACGCGTGCGCAGGTATTCGCGACGGCGTTGCGCGTAGTCCTCCAGCACCAGCGCGCCGGACAACACCGCCATGTCCATCCAGGCCGCCCGCACCGGGCGGCACAGCTGATGCACATACACACTGAACTGCAGCTGCTCCAGGCGCCGCCGGAACTCGTTGAGCACGACCCGCAGCGCCCGGTCGTTGACCTCCCGCATGTCGCCAGTGAGGATCTCGTACGGCGTGCCCGAACCCGCCGCCGCAGCCATCAGCTGCTGACGCATAAAGTCGGGGTAGTTGTTGCCGGCGTCCGGTGGCTTGGAGAACTCCACCTCTTCACCTGGCCCCAGCTCCTGCATGGTGCCGGGCTCCAGGGCGACCATCGGCGTGAAGCCGTCGCGGTCGGTGGTCAGCAACTGCCCCGTGACAGGATCGCGGGGTTGCTGCCCCATCTCCGGTGATGGCCGCTTGATGAAACCGGCAAACAGGTTCGCCACTTCCTGGCGGAACAGCACCGCGTCATCGTAGTTGTCCAAGCTGCGCAGGCGCTTTAACACGGGCGCCAAGCGCGGTACACCGCGCAGTTGCCCCGGCTCCATCGGTTCAAAGATGTGCAGCACCTGCGCCGCCGGCACGCGCACCAACTGGTTGTAGCCGGCATTCAGCGACGAGGAGTCGCGTGGGTGCGACAGGTACATCCAATAGGCCACACGCTTGCCTGCCGGGTTGAACTCGATCCCGGCGCGGATCACGTTGCCGTTTTTGGCGGTCTCGAACTTGTCGTGTGGGACAAACTCAGGGGCCAGCGCCTGCAGCTGCAGCGGCACCGCCAAACCTTCGCTCGGACTGCGCGGCCTGAGCCGCACAAAGCACTCACCGGCCGTTTCAACGGTGCGCGCCACCAGGGCCTGCATGCCGTAGAAGTCGGTCAACTCGTCGGCGTCCGCCTCATCCACCCAGTCGTCCCACAGCTGTTGCTTGAGTTTGCGCAGGGCTGCGTCATCCGTGGTCGGCCTGGGCGTGATGCCGGTGCCGATCAGGTTGCTGACGCGCTTGTCGATGACGTTGAACGCATACGGGTCATTGCGCACCGCCGCCCGTGAACGCGCCCGCAGGTTGCGCAATGCCGGAGTGTTGATGCTGTTGATGCCGTTGTCGGTGGCTTCCCAACTGGCCGAACGCCGGCCCTCCCCGGCGCCTTCGTAACTGGCCTTGATGTTCGACGGCAGCAAGAATCCGTTACGGGTCAGCGTCGGGTAATGTCGAGCCATTAGAGTCCTTTGCCTCCGTGAGTGAGCCGAACGACGCGAGAGCGCGGTCCGGCGGCTTGGCTCAGTGACGTGCGGATCTCGTCGCGGGCCTTGAGCAGTTCGTCGATAGAGCGGTACTCCACCGTGCGGTCGCTGTAGCGCACGGTCTTTTCACCGCGTGCGATGGCGCGCTCGATGGCTTCGAGGTGCTTGGGAGTAAAGGACATTGGTGGATACCTTAAACTTGATGGCACTGAGTCAACGTTCTAGATATTCTGAAAAACGTGACCAAAAGGAGTTGATTTGAAGTGACGACCCAAAACATCAAGCGGTTTGACGAATACACCGGGCAAATTTTCGCCTACCTTTATCAAAGCTTTCCGGTACCTACATCGATAGTCCCCCGCGAGTTTGTCGACCTAGAAACCGACGGCCTAGCTGCCGATAAGGACGACGCTATCAATGAAGAGATACGTATCTTCTTCGCTACAGCGAAATGGCTTGTGATGTCTGGCTATATTCACTGTCGAGAAGAAAGACTGAGTTACATCCGGGAAGCCGTACTAACTGCAAAGGGTCTAGAGATCTTAAAACGCATACCCTCTAGCGTTGAGGGTGGCCCTTCCTTCGGAGACCGGTTGAGCAAAGCTGCAAAAGAGGAAGGTCGGGAAACGATGCGTTCATTAGTTTCAGAAGTGCTAGGTCTCGGAGCAAAGTTGATCAGCCCACTCGTAGGTCTATCTTCTTGATTCAGCGTCTCCTCAAGTAACCGCTTGTGGAGCTTCGGCGTTGTGGGAGTACAGCGGATCGCGGTTGGGCGACAGGTGCAGCCGGTGTCGGTGCAGGTAGCGACTGACGAGCCGCAACCGGTGCAGGTGTCTCGTCAACGTCGACGCGCTCGCCTTGCACGGGCTTTACGCCCAACACATCGTCGAACAAACCGGACTGAGCCAGCGCCTGGCGTACCCGCTCCCAGTCATGTTCCTGGTAGCGGTTGATACCGAGGTAATGCGCCATTGCCAGGCAGTACACCATCAGGTCAAGCGCCTCGTTGCGTTCGGCCTTGCCCTTGACCCACTCGATGCGCTTGTAGCCTTTGACGTAGCGGGCGACCTTGCGCTCGGCTACGCACTGGGCAAAGAACTCGTCCGGTAGGTCGTTGGCAAAGTGCAGCGAGCCGGGGCCGTCCTCGAAGGCGTAGCGGTTGTAGATCCAGTCCTTCGCCGTGTCGGTGCCAACAAACCACAGCTCGGCGCCGCCGCGTTCGGTCTGGCCCTTCCAGGTCACGTCGACCATGGACGGCCGCTGAGCGATCACTGGTTTACTAGGCTTGCTCGCCCCCTTGAGCGCGAGTACGTTGCGCCAGCGACGAACACGGCAGAACTGATACACCTCGTCGGTGTGGTGACCGCCGGAGTCGACGCCCGTCGCCAGGATCGCCAAGGCAACACCGCACGGATGCCGGTATCGAGCCTTGAGCTTCTCGTCCAACACCGCCCAGGTGCGCTCATCGGCAGGGTCGCCCCAGATCACCTGGTGGTCGACTACCCAACGCTCCATCCCAACACCGAAGCCCATCACCATCAGTTCCAAGCGGTTGGCCTGGACGTCGACGGCGCCGGTCAGCATCAGGACGCCCACCGGCATACTGCCGAGGGTGTAGGTCTCCAGCCGTGCCCGAGCGACCAGCACTTCGGCCTTGGTCTGCTCTTGCGCACTGTCCCAGACCTTGGCGAGACGGGTGTTGTAGAACACCTGCATCAGGCCCATGTCGCCCTTGGCCTGGGCCTTCTTCGCGTCTTCGAACTCCTCGGCCAGTGAAGGCCAATCTTTCCAGCCAATCGGCGAGTACAAGGCGTTCAGGTGGAAGCCCACAGTCTTGCCATCGCCGCTACCATGGGCACGCCATTCGCCACGGGCGAGCATGTCGGTCTTGTGATGTTCCTCGATCAGCACATCGCAGTCAGGCGCAGCGCACTGGTAGTGAACCGTGCTGTAGTCCTTGTTGTAGAACAGCCGCTCCCACTCCAGCACCTGCATATGCCCGCAGGAGGGGCATGGCACGTAGTAGTAACGCTGGTCGCTGGACTCGAACAGGTCCGCGATCCGCGAGGCGCCCTTGATCGTCGGCGAGCTGGAGAAGTAGATCTTCGCGTTGCGGCCAAAGTTGGTGGCCCGCGTTTCCGCCAGCACAATGGGGTCACCTTCCTGGCCCACATCGTTTTCCCAACGGTCGACCTCGTCGCCGTAGATGTAGCGCGCCGACAGCTCCGACAGGTTGGCCGCAGAGCCCGCCGTGGTGACGTACAGGGCGCCGCCCTCGAACTCCTTGGTGTCCATGGTGTTGCGGGCGTCCCGTGAGCGGCTGGCTGCCACGCGCTTTGCCAGCTCCGGGGTTGCCTTGATGGTCTTGCTGATCCGCCCGGAGACGCGCTTGGACAGGCCCAGGCTGGGCAAGAGCGCCAGGATGTTGGACGGCGCCATGTGGATCAGGCCACCCATCCAGTTCAAGGCGATCTGCGTTTTCATCAGCTGCGAGGCCACCATGGTGACGACTCTCCGGCACGGGTGAGCCGGCGACAGGCAGCGCATGGGTTCGCGAGCGTAAGGCGTCCGGTCCGTGCGGTATTGGCCGGGCTCAGGCGCACCGGTGTCCCGTGGGATGCGCATGTACTCGTCGGCCCACTCGTCGATCCAGAGGTCTGGGTCGGGACGTAGCCCACGGAAATACGCCTCACGGTACGCACGGTCACCGTCAGGAAATTCCGTGGTCATAGGTCAGCTCGTTGTCATCGCTCGTTCAAGGTCGGACGAGGACATGCGCTCAGCCTCTTCCAGTGATTTACGGAGTGTCGCCGTCAGGTGTTTTTCGATGTCCCAGGGGTCGGTCATGGCGGCCAGCTTGTGGGACAGCTGGGGCAGCAGGCCGAACAACTGGTCACGCAGATGGCGCCCCGCGTTGTAGGCCCCAAGCTCAACAGCGTCCCTGGAAACCAGCGAACCTTGCGCCTTGTGCAGCTCGATCTCCGCCAACTGCGCCAGGTTGTGTTCGCGCATGGCGCGGGCCTTCTGGAAGTCGTGGCCCTTGGCGGTGATGGGCTGCTGCGGCGCAGCCGTGTTAGTCGGCTCGACCAGGGGTGATAGTTGGCTGTAAACGTCACGCTGGATCCGGTCCTGCTGGTGTCGAGCCGCGACGGCGGCCTTGCTGGGGTCGGCGGTTTCGAGGATCAGTGCTTCGGTTGCCAGCACGTCGACCTTCTTGCCATCCGGCGAAAGCACCAGGCGGTTGTTGTCTTTGAGCCAGGTGATGTAGCTCGGCGTCCTGCCGATGCGAGCGGCGAAGGCGCTTTTTGAGAGATAGAGAGGCAACATTTGAAGGAGATCCAGAGAAGAATGGAAAGGGGATTTACAGACATTCCCCCTCCGATTCGTTCTGGGAGTTGGAACTACTTGGCGAAGTGGGCTTCCATGTATGTCAGCAATGTCGAGGTAGTCAGCTGACTCTCGGGAAGCACCTCATGCTTAACATCCTCATCAGCTTCCTTGTTCGCCACCGCGATAGCGAATTCACCTGGCTTGCTTTCCATCGTCATAACGATGATTCGGTTCTTAGTGGCAGTGCAGTCGAGCACAGCAGAATGGCCGTCTCGAATATACAAAGGTCCACAAGACACCGATGCTCCGTCATAAAGTTCGGTAAAAACACTGACAGCCTCCGTCGCCGCCATCATCATCTGCTCACCAATTGCCATGTGTTCACCTCTTGCTTATGAAAAACACATGGAAACACATTCCTCGCGACCATGAATAGCCAAAAGCCACCACCAAAATTCACATTGAAATTCAAAATTTCAACACGGCCACTTCAATTTCGAATCATTGAATTTCAGTAAGCTGGCAGCCCACCGGCTAACGCTTTCCCGCGGGTTTCATGCCCCGTGTCCCTCGGATGCCGCCAGGGTCCCCGGCGAACTTTCGGCGCTTCATTTTGGTGCAATTCGCTGGAGGCCACGTATTCCGTGGCCTCCAGCCCATCAAGCCTGACCACCGCCGGAGGGCGGCACATCGCACACGCCCAACCGCTTGGCGGCCCAGCGTTCGTACAGCCCGATGGCGACATCGGCGCCGGCCATGGCGGTGAGGCAGCCGATGCTCCCCGCCGCCAGCACCGACATCCCCGAGGCGTGCAACAACATCATGGTGGATAACCCGCAGACTACGCAGGCCCCGGAGCGCAGTAGCAAGCGGCGAACCAATGACCAGCCGCTTACCCCCGCCTTGTCTGCCCGCCATGCCTCACCGGAAATCCCGCCGACCAGGGACAGTAGGATCACCATCCAGACCGGCATCTCAATAAGCGCTTGCTGCTCGTTCGTCATCGCCCTACCCCATAAACGCAAAAACCCGGCGCAATGGCCGGGTTCAGTGTGGTGGTGAGTCCCGCTGCTTGCGGTCGCACCTATCGAAGATGGGTACTTTTTACAGGTCGATTCCGGTGGCAGCAAGTGAGTTTTAATGCCATGGCGCAATACGGGTGCAATACAGGTATGACGCAGGTGCAACGCAGGTACAACGCATTCATTCGGCTATCGCTTCTGGTACCCCGTCTGACCTGTCCCACTACTCTTGATCGAAGTAGGACAGCTACAGGCGCCTGAATACGGGGCTCTGCCCTACTGTCCTACCTTTATTCCTTTTCTCTTGTGTATAGAGAGAAAGCTAAAAGCACGCGTGCGCGCCATGGGCGCGATTACGTGCCCGCTATGCTCATGTGTGCGTGGGGCGGGTGAAGGTTGGACGGTAGGACAGGCCAACAACGGTGCGGCCTGCGCCTGTCCAACTGCGCTAAATGGCAGTAGGACAAGGGCGGGCAGTTGGACAGAGGCACACGGAGTAACGCCGGGGGTCATGCAGCCTTCCCCATCAGCATGCCGGCAATGTGCAGGTGGGCTTCGTGCAGACGCTGGTAGTAGGTATCCCGACCGCATCCGCAGTGGGTGTACTTCTGCGACAGGAAGCTTTCGTGGTTGCAGTAATGCTCGCGCACGACGACCGACAGCTGCGGCGGCAGGTGCTTGTTGACAATCAGCTCGATGTCGGCCGATTCATCCAGCAGCACCCGACTACCCCGCGTTCCGCGTATCAACTCCCCTTTGCACTCCATCAGCATGGCGATCATGTTGCCGCCACTCGGCCCGCCCGCGTTTTCCGGCACAGGCGAATGCAGATCCTGCGCCCACAGTTTGAGCATTTCGTCGATTCGCTTAATCAAAGCAAGGCTCCTCGATCACCGACTGCTGCAACGCAGACGTGCGGCCCCAACCCGCAGGTTTCTCATAGGCCCATGGCCGTATCCCACTTTTCGGCAATGCCGGCATACGCCGCTTGCGCCAACCCAGCCGGTGCATGATCGCCCCGACCCGCATCTGCTCGGGCTTGCCCCAATGGCCGAAGTCCAGCTTGAGCGCCTGGGTAAGAATCTCGTTGCCGGTGGCGGTCTCGCCGATCTGCGACTCTTCCATCCAGGCCAGGATTGGCCCCTCCCATTCGTCCACCACGAAGCGCTCGTCCTGGGCCTCGGCGAACATCTTGGATTCGTCCTTGTTCACCCACCAGATGTCGCCCGCCTCGAAGCAGAACAATGCCTCAGCCCACAGCTGGTCGCGGATCTCGCGCAATTGCTCCAGGTCGACCTTGTTGCAGAACACCGGCCAATAACGACGGTTGCCTGTGGCGTCCTTGAGGTACTCCTCTTGGTTGGTGGTACCCACGAAAACACACTGGCGTGGCACGTCATTCGTTCGGCGGCCGTAGCTCTCGCGGTAGGTGTCGGTGGACGCGGAGAAGAACTGCTTGGCCTTGGTGCTTTCAGCCTTGTTGAAGCTGTCCAGCTCGCCCAGCTCGACGATCCACTTCCCGCGAATCGCCTGGAAGCTGTCCTTGTCGCCGAGGGCAAAGGGCGTATCCATGAACCATTCGCCACCGAGGACGCCCATGGCTGTGGACTTACCAGCACCCTGCCCGCCTTCGAGGATCATCACCGAGTCAGCCTTGCAGCCTGGGCGCATTACCCGAGCGACCGCCGAGATCAGCCAGCGCTTGCCGACCTTGGCCGAGTACTCGCTGGCCTGAACGCCCAGCACATCCGTGAGCCAGGTTTCGATGCGAGGTACGCGGTCCCACTCCAGCTTCTCCAGGTACTCGCGCACCGGGTGGAAGGCATGGTCGTGCGCAACCACGCTGACCGCCTCGATCACATGGGACGCTTTGACCCGCAGGTTGTATTGCTGCGCGAGCCACTTCATCACCCGCATATCGTCGATGTCGGCCCAGTCACCGGCACCGCCGCCGAAGGGCGCCGACCGCAGTTTGACGATCTTTGAGCTGAACACGCTGTAGCCGATGACACCGGCCCAGCGCTCGTCATTGCCCAGGATCAGCTCGACATTTTGCATGTGCGCGATCAGGGAGCCGTTCTCGGTGCGGGCGAGCTGGTCTTTCCAACCACCCGCTGCAGGCGGCTTGACCACCGCCAGCACCTGGCGGCGGACGGCCTCCAAACCTTCGGCGACGTGCAGGTCGTTGAAGTCAGTCCACTTGATCTCGCGCTCGCCGGAGAACACAGGGGCAACCACCTGGCCGCCAACCACCAGCGCGGCGTTATTGGCCTTCTCTTCGCCAGGGTTCCAGGGCTCGCCGTTGGGGCGTTTGGTCTTCCAGTCATCATCGCGACAAATGATCAACGGGCAGCCGGGGAAACGCTCGCGCATAGCCTTGGAGACAGGCAACAGGTTACCCGCGTCGAAGGCGATCGCAACGGTGAGCGAAGTCGCCATGTGCAGGCTGGCGCCCGTGGCGTAGCCCTCACACACCAGCACCGGCTCGCCCGGTTCAGGGTGTGGGCCGATCAGGTGGAATGCGCCTTCCTTCGACATACCGTAGGGCCAGTAGGCTTTGTCACGCCCGGTGTCCTCTTGCTTCGCGGGGAAGATCACCTGCAGGCCAACGATCTGGTCGCGCACGTTGCACATGGGCACCAAAAAAGCGCCGGTACGTGGCGCATAGCGAACCTTAAAGCCGACGATCTGCTTTCGATCCAGGTAGGCGCTCTTACCCTTTTCAGGCATGCGCTTGAACAGCCCGGCAGCGCGGTTGGCCGCTCGGCGTAACGCGTTGGCCGCGATCTCGGCGGCCTTACGCTTGGCGTCTTCCTGGCGAGCACGCATGACTTCGCGCTCTTCGGGACTCATGCGTCCGGGCTTGACCTTGATCTTCTGGGTGTCGCCGGAGCGCCAATCACCGAAGCTGCCGAAGATCAGGATCTCGTTCTTTTCGGTGCGGTGTTCATGGATGACGTACCAGCCGTTCTTTTCCTTGCCCTTATCCTGGGTGGTTTTGCAACGGGTGAGCTTTCCGAATACGAGGGGCTGAGCGGGTTCGAGACCGTAGTCCGCGAACTGATTGAGCACGTCATCGAGCATAGCGGGACGCCCTCAGATCATCAGCGGTTTTACATCCAATGCAGAGCGTGCAACCGGGTTGTGCCAAGCGGCGCGCCTCAGGAATAGGTTCGTCGCACTCATCACAGAACATCAGGGAGTGCTGGGCCGTACTGGACATCAGCGCCAAGCGTGCAGCCACGGCTTGATCGATCCGTTCCTGCACCAGGTCATTTGCAAAATCAGCGATATCAGCCACGTTCCACCCCGCGAGTCGTCTGGTTGACGTAGCGGGCGCGGTTGTACATGCCCAACAATCCCTGAATACCGCGAAATACCAACTGGCGAATTTCGGCCAGCTCGCCGTCATCGACCTTGCCGTCGCCAATGTGCTTGGCCCAAGTTTCGGATAAATCCGCAACCTGCCGGAAGAAATGCGCGATCCCCGTGGTGAGGGTTTCAGGCATGTCGTTGGTATACGCCTCGGCCAGCTCCTGCCAGATCGTGTCACCGACAAGACCGTGCACAGCATCGAGAATGCGACGGTCCTTGGTCAGTTCGAGGATCTCGCCGAACTCCTGGACATTGACGCTGTGTGAGGGATGGGTGGGAGACAACTTGTGCTGCAGCGTGGTGGCATTGCGGCCGGTGGTGGCGGCGATTGCGGCGGCACCGCCGGGATAGTCCCGTGCGGCGTGGTACAAGGCTAATTCGAGCGTCAGCACTTCCCTTTGCGCTCGATCAACACAGCTTAAAGCTACTCGGCTCATGGCATTAATCCTACTAAGTTGCCAGTGCCCCGCGACATGCAGTGGTGTTACATTTGCCGCGTGGCTTGAAAGGGCCCAAACGCCGGCTAGATCTAGGGATCGAAACCGGCACCGTGCCGAGGCGAACAATCCATTGCTCACCTCTGGCGCAACAGCTGCCTAATCTGTGGTGGAAAAGGCAGCAACCCAAGACATCCGTGTCTTGGCAGCGCGATAAAGGGAGGTGGTTTGCATGTGGTGTGCCCTCCTACCTTCGTCGCGACCCGACAGCACTGTGGTGGTGTGTGCCGGGAGGAACTGGGCGGCCTTTGGGTCGCCTTTTTTCTATCTACGCTGCCGCTTTTTGCGGGGCCGATGCGTTGAGCAGCCAGGCAGCGTCAAACGCGTTGCCCTTTTGTTCGGCAGCTATCGCTAAAAGTTTTGCGTAGTGGGTTTCACCGGTGTAATCGGTGCGTGGAAGGCTGGCAGCCAAGCGCCATTTATTGAGTGCTTGGTAACTCCTGTCACATACCTTGGCGGCGGCTCCGATGCCGCCTACTGCTTCAAATGCGAACGCGATGGCGTTCGGAAAATCTGCGGGGTCCAACATGGCAACCTCCAGTTATCAACTCGCGGTTGATATTAACATCAACTGACTATTGCGCAACCCCTGTGAGAGTATCAACTCATGGTTGATAAGAACGAACTACGGGCAGCTTTCACGGCGCGCCTTCACGAAGCACTCGACGATGCCGGTGTACGCACCCGGGGGCGTGGGGTGGATATTCATAATCATCTGAAAGCCGCCGGCGTGACCAAAAGCCCCCAGGCAGTCAGCAAGTGGCTAAATGGCGATGCAATAGCTGAGGCTGACAGCATGGTTATACTATGCTCGTGGCTAAAGGTACGGAGGGAGTGGCTCGAATATGGCGTACCGCCTAAAGAGCCAACGGGTTTCAGTAACGTCCACCAGTTTGGCACGAGGGACGAGAGTAACGTCAGCGAGGTGACGCGACGTTTTGGAAAAGTGCCGTTGATCTCATGGGTTCAAGCAGGGGCTTGGTGTGAAGCAAATTTTGATCAGCACGACGGTGAGTCATGGCTATCATGTCCGGTGCCTATCAGTGGAAGCGGCTATGCACTGAAAGTATTAGGGGATTCAATGACAAATCCTGGACCAGGCCGCAGCTACCCTACCGGATGCATAATATTTGTAGACCCCGAAGCAGAAGCCAAGACAGGTGACCGCGTTATTGCGAGGGTTCCACGCACCAACGAAGCCACATTCAAAATTCTCGTTGAGGATGCTGGGCGCCAATATTTAAGGCCTATAAATCCGCAATATCCAGTCATTGATATTACGGAGGAAACGCACATCTGTGGAAAGGTGGTAGGTTCATTCATTCCTGAATGATCAAGTAGGCAAGCTATCCCGCAAAATTAATCAGTCAAACACAAAGTTAGATAGCATCTCTATACGATTTAAAATATTCTCTAGTGAAACACTATTACCATACCGGCCATGATGCTGAACCAACTCTAAGACTCTATTGGCGTGCCTCACTTTTATATCTGGAATCTCCATATGACCTGCTACCTCTTTGAGGTTAGCAATTTTACTATCAGCCCAAGCCTTAGCAGAACGCGATTTACCTGAAATAATCAGTGCCTCTATGTATTGCCTCGTCCAAATAGCTTGATCGTCCTCGCCAGAAAGCACAACTTCTAAGATGGCTATAATCTCATCACCACCAACTCCTAACTTAGAGAAGTTAGCGTAAACAGTCGCGTAGTTATCTTTAATATATAGCAAGAAAACCACAAACTCAGGATAGAAATATTGATTACTTGGCACAGTCAACGAAATCAATTTAATTTTGGAAAGTAATTGTTCAACCCCCCTGAGCGACATCTCCCGGCCAACCATATTCAAAGTGCGCAGCAAATTCTCTTTGTCGTAGGCAGTATCACTAGCTTTTCTCGTTGCAAAATAATTATCCAACTCAAGGTGAGCGAGCAAATGTTTAATGAAAAAATCCACACCTACAGAAGGCAAAGTAAACTCAACATCAATAAAGCGTTTTAGATACCCCAAAGCATCAAATTCAGCGCCATAAACAGCTCTGACACTATGGGCAAGCTGGACTTTATCGAGCGCCAAAACAAACACTAACCCTTCAACATCCAACAAATGCTTAATTCGCTCCAACAACTCAATTGCATAAGTTGGCCTACACCGATCAAGCTCATCTACAAACACATAAAGCTTCTCTGCATCCCCATCACCACCTTTTAAAACCTCCGCAACATTCTTTTTGAACTCGGCAATAGCCTTCTTGTTATTTGCGTAAGCCCCTATAACATCTTTTGAAAGAGCCTCCGTAAATTTTGCAGCCTCATCCTCTATAAGCTTATCGGCATCTAACAACCCAGCAGTCGCAATTTTTACCCCAACAGGGATTCCTCTTCTAAGAATATGAGCACCCGCTTCCTTTGCTTTAGCCCAGGCTTTACTCTTTTTTGAATCACCCTTTAAAAAACTTGACAGCCCCGAGTTCATCTCACCAAGAAATGCCAACAATGGATCCACAGCAAAGTCAGTTTCCCATGCGCTAAAGTAAACTGACTTGCAGCTTGAAGCATTTAAATTTGCATGAAGCATCTTTAAATAAGTTGTTTTACCTGCCCCCCATGGGGCATTCACAGAGAGCACAATAGGTGATGAAACATTTTCCAGCAGCCGAGTTAGATTTACAACACTATCACGTCGATTCAACTTATCATTCTGGAATATATTATCTTGCGGAATGTCCAAGATAGCATTTTTAAGTTTCAATTATTAATTCCCTCTAATATCTCGTTTTTAACAGTCGGCCAGAATTAGTCAGGCAAGTATGCAACCAATTTTTTTGACCATATCACTCTGTAGCAGACAGGGCTATACAAGGATAGCCAAAAGCCACACATCAACCAACGGTTGACATTGCGCAACCCATGGTTGATATTTGCTTCACTCTTCCACCACAGAGCGAGGCAACACCATGCACACCACAGCCACTCTGCACGTCCACCCGGCCGCTGCTAATCCCTCCCGCATCTTCGAAATCCGCCGCCTGGCACAAGACTGCGGTTGCGCCTTCATCGCATCCAAACCCAAACTGAAACAGCGCTCAGCGCCCGCGCCATTTGACCCAAATGGTGGAGGGCACGCGGCATGAAAAAGTACAAACTCGACAACCGCACCCTGACCCTGCTCAAGGCCCAGGTCAGCCTGACCCAAACCTTCAACCACCACCTGCGGGCCGAAACGCAGCGTGAGGCCCTGGCCTTCCGCCTAAACGTCGAGCGCCGCAAAGTCGACACGCACTTCACCGTTGAACTGGGCAGCGAACGCCACACGCTGACCCTGGCTAACACCAAGAAAATGCACCTCAAGCTTGCGGACTTCATTGAGGAGATCGTCAATGGGCCAACCACCCCAAGCGATCCATCGTCCCTGCCGCACGCAGACCGCCGCTACGGCGTGTTTGAGACTGAACACAAGCAACAGGTATTCGACTTGGTGCAAACCGGTGGCGCTCTCAGTCTAGATATGGGCTTCGAGCAACCGATCAACCTAGCAATCCACCGCAACAAAACCCGCGCCGGCATTACAACCATCATGAGCATCGGCGTCAGAAAGCCGCGCACCAAGTGCTTCACGGTGTACGGCAGCGATGTGGAGATCTATTCCATGGTGGCCGAATCCATCACCCACCTGGCAGCCGTGGCGACACCCGCCGCGCATGCAGCCTAGGAGGCCGAAATGGAACGTAGCCTGGAAAAAGCCGCGAAATACTTCGGCATGACCCGCCCCAAGTTGATTGCGCTCATGCGGAAAAAAGGCTTGCTCACCGACCGCAATCTACCGACCTTCCCGGTGCGGGATCGAGAGTACCTACGAGTCAAGGACAGCAACTGGTTCCACGAAACCGCCGGCATGCAGTACAGCCAGTCGACCAAGGTCCGCCAAGCCGGCATCCGCTGGCTCGCCGAACAGTTGGGTCTCGAACTGCCAGCCATCCCGGCAGACAACCGTGACGTGGCCTAGGGAGTACGCCCGCCAGATCGTCGCCATGCACACACGTGAGGAGCGAAATGCCGCGCTCCTCGAAGTGCCGGAGCATCTGCGGGAGCTGACCAAACGCCATTGCCTGAATGCCTGGCATCATCCAAAACGGAAAAAACTTAATGAACCATGACCTTTTAGATTACCTGCTGAAAACCCTACTTGAATTGCCTCACTCAGATCGCGCCCCAAAAAAAGTTAGGAACGCTCTACAACTTGCGGTTGAAGTGGCAGGCATAAATAAAATCGATCAACCCTCCGACACGCAACTGATGACAGCGAGGGAAGCGAAAGATCCAAGTTGCATCCTCATTCGCATGAGTGAAGTTACCAAGATTGTCGGTTTGGCTCGTCCAACAATCTACAAGCTACTCAGAAACCCCGAAAGCAAGTTTCCTCGCCCAGTCAAGCTAACCGACGCTACCGGCAAGAGTGCCCCAGTAGCATGGGTTCTTTCGGAGGTTCAGGACTGGACGCGAACACGCATTCGGCGGTGAAACGAAAATATAGATTGATCGGGAGTTCATGGAGATGACCACCAACCAGCCTCCGCTAAGGCTGTTACACGCACCGGATAGCGCAACCGTGGAAATGCTGCACCAACTCTTCGGCGACGTGCTTATCCCTCTGGAAAAGCTGCGCGTGCACTACTTCAAGAACCTCAACGAAAAGACATTTACCGAGGCGATCAACAGCGGCCGGATTCAACTGCCGGTCACCACGCTGGATCACAGTGTGAAGGCGCTGCGGTACGCGCACATCAAGCACGTCGCGGCACTAATCGACATCCGCGCCTATAAGGCAGACGAGGACATGCCGCGACCGCAAAACGACCCAACCGAGCTAGACCAGTACCCAAACGGCTGCCACCACCAGCCAACGTAACTACCAGGAGCACACCACATGACTGCGATTCAAATATGCGCATTGATCAGCATCGTAATCGCCGCCGGCATCCTCTACTGGATCGGCTATCGAGGCGGCCTCAGAGATGGCAAAAATGATGGCTACGACGAAGGCCATTCCGACGGGTACATATTGGGGCGTGAGGAAGCGTCAGCCGCATACGCAACCTCTCTCAAAAAGATGTCAGATCAATGCATGCGCACCGAACTCCTATTGAGCCGGGAACCGCAAGACCGCTACACCCTTCTCGCCATTGCCGAGAAGCTGAAGCTCGCCGCAGATACGTTCCGCGCCGTTAGATCCAAAAGCCAAGCAGCGCAGGCACTTGGCCTACGTGACAAGGCACTGAATATGGCTGCGCTGATGGACCGTTTCGAGCCGAAGGGGGATGCCGCATGAGCCAAGCCATCCCCATGCTGCGCCTGACACCCCAAGCCGCGGGCACACTGCAGCAGCAACATGCTAAGGCCACCAAGGAACTGCGCGCTCTGACACGCTACAGCAAAGAGTTCGACCACCAGTTGAAAGCCCTGATCGGCTGTGAAGCTCTGCGCCAATTGCACAAGGCAACCGACAACGCCTTGCTGCTGGCAGACCTGGTGAGGGAAGCCGCATGAACTGGATCCTCACCTCCACCGGTAAACGCTTCGACCTGTTCGAGCCTGACGCTGGCATGATCGACCCACGGTATATCTCGCATTCGCTGGCCCACCTATGCCGCTTCAATGGTCACACCCGCGAGTTCTACAGCGCGGCTCAACACAGCTGCATCGTCGCCGAGCTGGTGCCGGAAGAACACAAACTCGCCGCCCTGCTCCACGACGCGCCAAAAGCGTACCTAGGCGACCTGACACGGCCACTCAAGCAGTGGATTCCAGCCTACCAAGGCTTCGAGGATGTTGTCTGGGCGCGGGTTTGCGAGCGGTTCGACATCGCCCCAGAACTCCCGACCTGCATCCATCAGGCGGACCTGATAGCACTGGACACCGAACGTCGCGACCTCATGCCAACCGAACCGGCTATCTGGGATTGCTTGGTCGGCATTGAACCCATGGTTGAAACCATCCGTCCGTGGTCTGCCGCAGAGGCGCGCAACACTTACCACCAGCGCCTGATGGATCAACTTGCTATCGAACATCGGAGGAAAGCGGCATGACGCACTCACAGGACAACACACAAGTGCAGGCCGCTTTGCTTCGCGACGACAGAGGGATCGACACGCTTGTAAAAAACAGTCTCTGCTGCGCAGCAGCAGGCATTATTGCTCCATCCAGCGCCACTGCTGAGGCACTTATACCCCACGAAAAGCTGCGCAGGGCAGCGACACCCAATGCAACGCTAATCGCTCAGAATCGCCCGCCCGCGCAGCCTGCCGTGGGGTGTGAGCTCGTGCTAGGACTTCAATTTTTCAAGGTACAAGGTTTCAGAGGCAATGAGTTCGCTCACATGGGACTTAATCTCAGAGAGATCATCAACTGCCCTTTTTCGATCAATCATTCTAGAAACATCATCAGGGAAGATCAGCTTGATGAACTCCATGACAAGCATTCGTACATCGTAAACATGCTTCAAAAACATCACGTCAGAGCTCTTCAAACTCAAGATATTCAGTCGTTCGATTACATCCAAGGAGCGGTCGTATACAAACTCCCTAGCCCATCCATACGACCCGTTGTTCCGACTTCCAACCGGGGATCCAAGAAGCGTCTGAGTCTCTTGAATCAAATTTCTAAATTGGTGGTAGGCACCCACCACACCCTCTACCTCGGTGATTTTCCTTTGTCTTCTTTCATCCTTTTTCATCACCGCCGGAACAATGACAGCAACGAATATTGCGAGAACAGAGCCGACAGCTTGAACCCAACCCGACGCGTCCTTGGGAAGCCATTCAAGCTTCACCCAATAAGCAATAGAACCAGCCAAAAGCCAAAAGGCGGCCGTCCCGAACATCAGATACCACAGCGCCCAGATACTCCGTCGAATCATCCGATTCCTATCCAACATCACCCATGGCTCCTAGCCATAAAAAAACGAAGCATGACTAGATTCGACCGCCTCGTCCATTTAGGAGGGAAAAGTGAATGAGCTGGCTCTTTTCGCAGGCGCTGGTGGCGGAATACTCGGCGGATACCTCCTCGGCTGGCGCACCGTATGCGCCGTTGAGCGTGATGCCTACGCCGCACAGATACTGGCGCAACGACAAGCCGATGGACTACTCCCGCCTTTCCCGATTTGGTCTGACGTATGCAGTTTTGACGGACGACCATGGAGAGGCATTGTTGACGTGGTTTCTGGAGGATTTCCTTGTCAGGACATCTCGGTTGCAGGCAACGGCCTTGGTATCGCCGGCGCCCGCTCTGGACTGTGGCAGCAGATGGCACGAATTACCGATGAGGTACGACCGCGCTACGTCGAACTGGAGAACTCACCATTGCTTGTGGGAAGAGGACTTGCCGTGGTGCTCGGTGACCTTGCCGAAATCGGGTATGACGCGCGATGGGGTGTTATCGGAGCGGCTGACCACGGCGCCCCTCATCAGCGGGACAGGTTCTGGCTCATCGCAGAAGACACCCGTCAGACGATGGCCAACACCGGTGGCGAGCATGGCCAAAGGATCCTCCCCTGCCGCACTGACTCGCCGTTCGGGGGCAGACCGCTCGAACGATCGCCTGGATCACGCCGTGATGGCACTGGATGGTGGTCATCTGAACCCGGAATGGGCCGAGTGGCTGATGGGGTGGCCCATCGGGTGGACCGACTTAAAGCCATTGGCAACGGACAGGTTCCAGTCGTGGCTGCAAGCGCATTCGAATCGCTTTCCCGCAATCATTAATCAGGAGGTTGTATGAACACCCTTTTCCTTTTGATGGCCCAGTACAACGGGCAAGCGGTCATCCCCCTGGATCGAGTCTGTACAGACTACATGAATTTAACTGTCGAAAAATTTAAGGCAAAACAGCTTACCGGCGAGATCGACATACCAATTGTTCGGCTAGGTCCAAACAGCCAGAAAGCCGGGCTCGGCATCCACCTCAGGGATCTCGCAGATTACATAGACTGCCAACGAAAAAAGGCATTATCTGAACAAAGTAAGCTCATGAGGGGCGCCAGATAATAAAAAGGGGCTGATCAGCCCCTCCTCTAATATTACTTATAATCGCGACTGATCGAGAGATGCGCACAGAGCGCATTGTGTATAAAAATATTCTGATCAAAAAGAATTTCATCATCTCCTCGAAATGAAAATCTCATATGTGAGCCACCGGGAGCTATATTACCTATAACGCCGATTCGAAATAGGTCCTTAACAATTTCCCTAACAGAGTATTTTACGATCAGCGCATGAGTTTCTTTATGCTCAGTTGCAACGGCATCAGCACGAGTTATGAGATCGCTCAAGCTACTAATCTGTTTGAACCCATAAAAAATATATTTAATTCCTTCGATTTCCGCCGTACTATATTTTGTTCTGAGCTCCTCCGTGAGCTCGACCCATGACGCAGTAGAATATGCCTTTCTTACAGCTTCCAGTCCTTGAAGAATAAAGCTTTTTTCATGTGGATATTGATCCTGTACGGTTATCAACAACCTGACAATATCTCTCGGACGGTACCACGAATTGTGAAGAATATAGATCTGCGGAGAGCGACCATTAATTTCTCGAGGAAAATAACTTTGCCATAAATCATTTGAACTCAAAGGATCGAGCCCGGCTTCAACTCTCGCATTATTAATTCTCTGTTCAACTATATTTAACAATGGTTGTTGAGCCGCACTCAACCCCGGACGATTCCAGTGAATAAGCGAGCCAAAATCAGCTATGGACTTATTAATCTCCTTACCAAGAGCATCAACCGAAACTACCACCTCAGAACGAATAGCCGCATATAAACACAGCGGATATCCGAGCCTCTTTGAATTAGCATTTAACTTTTCAATAGAGACAATCAAATCTCTCACTAAACGTGAATCTCGCTGATATTGCTTGGCTGTTCCGTAGTTCAACTCAAGCTCATCGAAAAAAATGTTTAGCCGTTGATCGCTAGGTTCGAGAGCGTTAAAAGCGGCGTCGGCTTGCCGAACAAGCGAGTTAAAATTTATCTTGGCCTTTCCACTTTCATCCCAATCAAACTCAAGTCCTAATTTAGGACTCTTACTAATTTCTATATTACCCTTACGAATATTCGGAACCAACCTCATCAAGCCGGCTCTCTCAGGTTGAGTTAACGCCTCAGAACTGACAACCGCTATAAATTTATCTAAATTTATATTATTCTGAAATACATCAACATTTTTTTCCTGAATTGCCGCTGCTATTTTTCTATATATAAACCAACGCCATACTGTTTCGAGATCGTCACCTTCAAAGGCATCGCTATTCTCAGTAACAACTTGAACTCGTGCTGCCTTAGAAAAATCCTTCCGGAGATCTTCGTCGATTTCAGATTTGAAGAGTACAAACGTTGAAATCGACCCAAGCTCCTCTTCTAGCTTAATAGAAATATACCGTAATAATGCAGTTTTTCCTGTACCCTTTAAACCCACCACATAATATTTTTCTTTTTTTGTAAACTTTGTGATATCAAGCGCCGGAGGTACAACAAACGAATCGACAAATCTTTTAAATTCTTCAGGACTATTACTGAGCATTTCATTTTTCGCATCAGTACTACCAAGATAGATATTTTTTAGCTTCAACATCAATGATGTCCTTTTTCCTTGATGGCTTTTTGCCAAAGCTACTGGCAACGCTCATGATTGTCCATTCATGTTTATTCCATTTGAAAACACCTGAAGCCACGACCATTGACGGTAACGGTCACCTCTCCCACAGAGGTGTGTGTAGCGCCGTAAAGAATTCCAATCCCTATGACCGGACACGCTCGACACCCTCGGAATGTCCCAGTCCATCTCAAACAGACGGCTCACACCTTCGTGCCTCAGATCATGGAAGTGCAGATCCTCAATCCCCAGCAACGGACACGCCCGCGTGAACGATGCGGAAACGGATCTGGAGTTGTACGGAAATATCTCCCGCTCAGTCCTGGGCATGCTCTGCAGGATTGCCCAAGCCTCATCGGGCAGATGGCACCACACGTCGTTGCCGATCTTCTGTCCGGGGTTCTTCATATCACGCACCAAGACCGCCTGCCGGGACTCGTCAAGGTCATCCCAGCGAATCCGCGTGATCTCCTCCTGACGGCGCGTCGAGAAGAGAGCAAACGCAATCATCTTCGGCATGTTGATCGACTCAGGTCGACGTACCTGCATCTCGAAAAAATGCACCATCAACCTATCCAACTCGTCGAGCGTCGGCCGACGGTTACGCTCCTTGCTCTTGCTCACCATACCCAGCTTTCGCAACACCTTGCGTGCGTCAGGCATGGCAAGCGGATCCACCTCGTAGCCCCATGCCGGCCTCGCCACGGATAGGACAGCCCCTAGGTGCGAGAGATCATTGCCAACCGTCTGCGCCTGTACGCCGCCGCCCTCCATCCCCATCCGCCACTTTGCAAACTCCACCAGCTTCTGACTGGTCAGAGCATAGTCCTCAAGGTCGCCGAGCCAGGTATCTTTGATCGCTTTCAAGGTGGCGTTCTTGGTCTTTCCCAGCGTCCGGATCTTCTCGTACTCGTCCAGGTACTGCTCGATCATCTTCCTGATCGTCACACCCTTACGGTTAGCGCGCTCAATCGCACCAGGCTCGGCCAGCTCCGTCTCCCGCCGTTTGATCCAGGCCTGGGCAACCTGCTTGCGGTCGAAGGTTTGGCTTTCCTGATAAACTGTGCGCCCGTCCCGATTGATCCGTATCTGCGCCGTGTAGGCCGTCGAGTTGTCCTTGCGCTTGCGTGATGTGATCGTGCCCAT